GTCAACTGCTGGAACTTCGCCTGTGCCCGCTGGGACAGCGTCACGACCCGCAGCGCATCGTGCACCTGGGTCTTGATGTCGGACGCGGTGGTCGACACCGCCTTCCGGCCGATGGAGTCGACGATGCCCGTCCCGTACGTCGGGAAGTACGCGTTCGACCCCGTGCGGGTCAGGATGATCTTCAGGACCTCCTGCACCAGCAGGTCCTCGTTCGCGACCACCAGCGCGTCGCCCTGCAGGTCGTACTCCCAGTCGTTCTCGACGAACGTGCCCGCGCACCGCCGACACCGGACCGGGTAGGTGCTGTACGAGACCTTGAACGACGCGTTGTTGCGCAACTGCTCGCGGAACACCGGGTACCGACCGGCGGGGGACGACGGCTCCCCGACGACGTCCCACCCGGGGTACACGGTCCGGCCGACGGCGCCGCGCTGGACACGGAACCCGACCCACGGGGCACCCGCCCCCGACACCCGGACGAACGACGCGGGGCCGACCGACCCCGCGTCCGTCACGGACAGCGCCCCGTCGACGACCCCCACGGACGCACCGGGGACCACCGCGGTCAGCGCGCGGGCCACGGCCACCGGGTGCACCATCCCGTCCGGACCCGGGACCAGGTCGACCGTCGCCCCGCCCGTGCTGGTCTCGACCGTCAGCGTGCGGTCGCACGCCGGGACGCGGTACGGACCCCGCACCGACCCGGTGAGGGTGGCCGGGTCGTACAGTCCGGCGGACGGGACGAAGAACGCGTCGTTCACCAGGATGCGCGTGGCGCCCGCCGACGCCACTGGGCTCGACGTCCGCAGCGACCGCCGGTCCGACGACAGCGCCACCGGGTCCTCGAGGATCAGGTGCGGACACGGGTGCGCCAGCCGGATGTCCACGCTCACGACGCGCCCCGCACGTACCGGGCCGCGATGCGGACGGCCATCGACCCATTCTTCGCGAACGTCTTGGCCCGATCCATCGTCGTGAACGTGGATGTCTCCCCCTGGGAGTTCTTCGCCGACCACCGGTTGGGGCCGGTGTTCCAGAACTCGTGCGGGCCGTACCGGTCGTCCCCCCACCCGTCGACGGTGGGGGACGACCCGTCGTCGTTGCGGGGACGGCGGGACAGGGTGGGCCTGTCCCTCAGTTCCGCCTCGGTCAGGGCCTTGCCCTTGCCCTTGCCCTTGCCCTTGCCCTTGCCCTTGGACTCGGGATCGTCGAACACGCTCCGGTTGGTCGTGTCGATGTCGATCCCGCCGCGCTCCTCGATCCGCTCCCCCAGCAGGGTCATCATGTATTCGTAGACCGCATCGGTCGTCTCCGGATTGTACACCCGCGCCTTCCCGGAGGCGTCGTACACCACCATCCCCCGGTTCCGCTGCGCACGGGACCACGACCGGTCGAACGACTCGCGGGACACCGAGATGAGCTTCTCCGACCGCTTCGACCGCATCCCCTCGACCTCGGCCAGGGCGGCGCGGGCGGCGTCGTCGGACTCCTGGAGTGCGTCCTCCGCGTCGGACAGTGCCGCCTCCGCTTCGGCGATCTTCTCGGGGTCGTCCAGTTGGTCGATGCGTCTGCGCGCATCCTCGACGGCGGCCCGTGCGGCGTCCGCGTCGGCGGTGGCCTGGGCGGCATTGAGTTCGGCGTCGGCGAGGGCATCGTCGAGGTCCGCGAGGTCCGCGTCGTCGGACCGGACCTGCGCCGCCCAGTGACGGCTCTCCGCATCGCGGAGTTCGGCCTCTGCGTCGGCGATGTTGCCCTCCACGCGAAGGCGGGCAAGTGCGAGGGCCTCCCGTGCGGCCTCGACGGCCGCCGCGGTGGACTTCACGTTCTGGCGGGCGTCGTCGCGACTGCGGTCCACGTCCGCCTTCTGCGCGATGGCGTCGTCGATGGCCTCCTTGACGGATTCGACGACGTCCCTGTCCGCGCCGAGGACCAGCGGATCGATCGCGCGGCGGGCCTCGGCAGGGGTCAGGTTGCCCGCCAGTGCGGTATCGTACAACTCCTTCCGGAACCCGGCGAGCGCCTCCTCCGTGTCCGTGCGGAGTGCGCGCCGCTCCTCCGCCTCCCTGTCGGCATCCTCCTTCGCCTTCGCCTTCGCCTTGTTCTCCTCGACGCGCTTGTCGATGGCACGCTGGAGGTTCTTCTCGACCTGCTTCTGGGCCTCCTCCCCGTCGCCGACGACGAGGCCCTTCGTGTACTCCAGGGCCTCCGCCTCCGTGAGGCCGAACGGCAACGCGAACTCGACGAAGTCGTCCACGGTTTTCTTCAGGTCTTCCGGGGTCTTGATCTCCCGGGGTCCACCTCCCGCATCGTCCGTGTCGTCCGCACCATCCTTCCACTTGCGGAACAGGTCCCGGAACATGGCCTGGTCCGCGGGGTCGTCCGACGACCGCAGGGTGCTGACCTGGACGTCGTTCCCCGTGCTGGGGCGACGCACCTTCTTGGTGCCCTGGGCCTCGATGAACTCCTGGACGCGGTCCTCGGACGTGTCGCGGAATGCACGGCGCACCCACCGGGCGGCGACGCGGGCGGCGATGGACGGGCGCGGGTACACGGCGGGGTGCCTCCGACATGGCGGGCGGTATAGGCCCGCCACCCTACAGGATGGTGTTGGACTCGTCGGGGAGGATGTCGGCCATCAGGTTCGGGTTGAGCCCCAGGGCGTCCTCGTTCGGGACGGCGGCGACGTACCCGTCCGCGTCCACCGTGTAGAAGATCGCGTCCACGGTCGCGACGATGCGGGCCAGCGTCAGGTCCAGGTCGTACAGGTCCGGGTCCAGGGCGGGGAACCCGTCGACCGTCCCGCCGATGGTCGACTCGATGAGTTCGCGCTCCTGCTCGAGTTGCTCCCGCAGGTCGCACAGCTTGATGATGCGCGACTCGAGGGAGTGGATCCGCTCGTCGAGCACCTGGCCCACCCACTTCCGCGACCGGTGGATGGACGACGCCATGTTCGAGTCGTGCGCGTCCTGGTTGTTCGTGCGGGCGGGGGTGTACTTCAGGACGTTCAGGTTGCCGCCCGTGTAGAACGTCGCCCCCACCGCCGGGTCGCCCGTCTTCGGGGCGACGACGCCGCCGTACGGCTGGGTCTCGACGACGGACGTGGGGTCGTCCTCGTCCGCCAGGTACACGGAGTCCGGCACCAGGAACATCGACACGTCGAACGGGTTGCCCCCCGCCACCGTGTACGCCCGGATGAGCTTCTCCAGCGTCGACCCCTGCGACACGGAGAACCCCACCCGCTCCTCGGAGCAGGTGTTGGACCCGTCGTCCCGGGTCCGGTACCGGACCTGGACCATCCCGATGCGGCTGATCTCCGCCTCGATGACCTCGAGACGGGCGGTCGCGTCCGCCCGCTCGCGGAGGACGAACGACCGGTACGCGTCCCACTGGCCCGCGCGGAACGTGCCAAGCCAACCGAAGCCCATGACTCACTCCTCGGGGAACAGTGCGAACAGGATGTCGAACAGGAACGCGGGGATGCCGCCGGCCACCACGGTGAACCCGATGCCGATGTCGTCCGGGCTGCTGTCCGGGGTCCCCTCGGCCCCCATGAAGTCCCGCACCAGCCCGTCCGTCCCGCTCGACGTCACCAGCAGCGCCGACACCCCCACCCCGATGTCGAACGACAGCGCGAGTTGGATGAGCGCCTGGATGCGGCGGAGGAGCGCCTCGATCTCCAGGATCCGCGCCGCGATGAAGTCGATGTACGCCAGGATGGCGTCCAGGATCCCCTGCAACCCGTCCAGCACCGCCTGGAGGAAGTCGTTGATCTTCTGGAGGAACTCCTCGACGGGCGGGAGGCCCTGCGGGAACAGGCGGATCGCCACCCACGCCCCCGTCGGCTGGATCGACATCGCCGCCGCCGACGCGTACCCCAGCACCCGCTCGATCGCCCCGGACAGCGACGGGAACCGGACGACCCCGTTCCGGACGAACACGACCGTCCCCGGTCTGAACAGGGGGTTGTAGGTGTAGAACGGGTCCCGCCCCCCGTACACGACCGGGGACATGTCGGCGGACCCGTTGTCGATGTCGGCGTACACCGACGGCAGCGGGCCGACGGCCCGACGGGAACGCAGCCGGAACCCCGGCGACCGGCGCAGCATCAGCGCACTGGACCCGATCGTCGTGAGGGACCCGTCCACGCTCGCGACGGAGTGCGGGCCGGCGAACACCCGCCGGAGTTGGTCCTCCGTGCACCCGGGGATCGACAGCGGGTTCGGGGCGACGCCGCTGATCGTCCCGTCGCCCGTGTAGGCGGCCCTCCGGTCGCGGAAGAAGTCCAGGATGGTGACGTCGCCGATGGGGTACCCGTCGACCTCGGGGAACACCTGGCCCCACCGCAGCAGCCGCAGCGGCGTGCTGGCCACGGACACCGATCGGCCGTCCTCCGTCGACACCGTGCCCGACACCTGGGACAGCGACTCGACGAGTTCCAGGATGGACTGCGTCGGGGGGCCGGACTTCTCGAGCAGGTGCTCTGCCATCCGGCGACCCCGGTCCAGCATGGCCCGGCGGAAGGACTGGGGGTCGGTGCCGCTGCGGCCGAACAACTGCTTCGGCGGGTCCACGGTGCCGGTGGACGACAGCCCGAACATCGGGACCAGGTTCCGGGCCTGCGTCTCCAGGCCGGTCGGGCACAGCCCGACGTCCGTGTCGTTCTGCGACGCCGCCCTGCGCACCCCGGCCGGCATGTCCGACCCGACGGACGCCGCGAGTGCCAGGTCCACCCCCAGCGCGTTGATGAACGCGATGTCCTCCGAACTGTCGACGGTGGGCCGCAGGTCCGACCGGGACAGGAGGAGCAGGATGACCGCGACCGTGACGGTGTCCAGGTACTCCGCGGTGCCCGACGCGGGGAAGGTGACCTTGATCGGGTCGGACACCGGCCCGAACCCGTCCCCGCCCGTGAACGCGATGTAGGCCGGTACGACCGTCCCGGTCGCGTTGAACGTGGCCTCGTTGAGGATGTAGATCGGCTCGTTCAGGGTCCGGTCGGCGTCGGCGGTGTAGCCCTCACCCACGGCGCGGACGCGGACGTACACCTCCCGGGCTGGGCTGTCGTCGGGGGTGATGGTGACCTTGCCGTTCGACCCGGCGGAGATCGTCGCGTTGTACGGCATGTCGTCCGCGTTCAGCCGGAACGTGAACGGCTGGCCCGGCGCCAGCAGGTTGATGCCCAGGAACCCCCGGACGTCGTACACGAACGTCCGCTGGAACAGGTGCTTCCCCTCGTACTTGTCGGTGATGGCCGACAGCGGGATCGGGTACGTGTCCGACGAGTCCCGGAAGGCGTACACCGTGACGTTGTTCGACTTCAGTTTCCCGTTGCCCCCCACGCCGGGGATGGACAACTGTGTCCCCGACTGGTCGGACTTCAGGCTGTCCTCCAGCGCGAGCGTCTGCCCCCCGTACACGCGGAACGGGACCCCGTCCGCGTCGGTGACGACCCCGAACGTCTGTCGGCCCTGGTTCGAGTTCGGCGTGGGGAGGTTGTACGCGACCCCGAACCCGTCCTCGACGACGGACACCTCGACGAGGAACTTCGGCGGGGCCGGGATGAGCGGCAGCGGCCCCACGACGGTCGCGGGCGCGGCGATGGTCCACCGCAGCTTCGCCACGTCCGGGGTGTCGCCCCCCGCGAGGATCTTCCCCAGGTTCCCGAACGCCAGGATGTCCGGGCCGCCGTACGTCGCCGTCAGCCCGACCGGCGTGGGGAACCCCCGCGTGCGCCTGCGGACGCCGAACAGGCGCAGGAGCAGGTTGATCAGTTCGATGATGGTGTAGATGCCCGTGGGGTTCACCCCCGCGTACAGGAACACCCCGCAGGCACCCGCACGCTCGGTGAACGCGGGGCGGGTGGGGTCGGCCCGGTTCGTCAGCTTCCCCAGCATCCGCGTCCGGTAGGCCGGGAACCCGCCGATCAGGTCGGTGAACGGGAACTCGACCTCGTCCCACGTCAGGTAGACGCCGATCTGCCGCAGGTCGTTCAGGAACGCCTCGATCTCGGCGATCACCCGCTCGATGAGCGCGCGGATGGGGTCGAGCAGGCCGATGAGGACCGCCTTGATGACCTCCAGCGTGGCCAGGGCGATGTTCGCCACGGCGATGAGGAACTCGATGATGTTGTCGAGAAAGTCCGCCGCCGCCGTGAGGTCGGCGGGGATCCCCACCTGGACCGTGGCCCACCGTTCCTCGGCCATGCTACACCCCCCCGCCGTGCTTCAGCCTGTTCGCCTTCTCCTGGAGTTCGGCGATCGTCGCCTGGTCCCGGGCCAACTGCGCCTCGAGGACGGCCTCCAACTGGCGGAGGACCTCCTTCTGACGGCGGATGAACTCGGGCTCGGCCCGGTGGCCGGGTCTGACCCCGCGCCACCGTCCCGCCTCCCCCAGGAGGCGTTCCTTCTCGTCGTCGGTCATCAGGTGTTGCCCTCGGATTCCTCGATGTTGGCCAGGTCCTTCGCGGCCCGGCGGGCGGTGTCCCTGTCGGCCGACAGGCGCTCCATCGCGGGCAGCGTCCCCCGGACCCGGTCCGCACGGTACCGCACCCACGAGAACCGAAGCTCCCGGAGGCGGTCCGTCCGGTCCAGCACCCCGTCGATGCGGTCGGGCTCGACGGGACGGCCGGAGCCCACGGTGTACGTCCCGCCCGACGAGTTGTCCGACTCGAACGAGGCGTACGGCTCGCCGGGGAGGGCCACCGGGTCCTCCTTGTCGAGGCGGACGTCCAGGCACCAGTAGCGGCGGTCGAGCACGGACAGGCAGTCGGACGTGTTGGCGAACGGGGCCACGGACGTCAGGCCAGACAGGCTCGACACGTACACGTTGGACGGGACGCCCAGACCGTCGGTCGGGTCGGTCGGACTGCCGACGTCGGAGATGTGCTCGTCCCGCTGGAACACGAAGTAGGACCCCTGCTTCGTCGCGTCGAACGCCCCCCGGACCTCGTCCAGCCAGGACAGCATCCGCTCGCGGATGAACAGCACCAAGTCGACCGTGTCGTTGGACACCGTGCGGGTGGGCCGGATGATCCGGTACGAGAACGGGGCGACGCTGAACCCCGTCCCCGCGTACGAGTTCGACCCGTCCGCATAGTGCGTCAGTCGCAGGTCCATC